CTTATAACCTACATCTTTGAGAAGGAAACAGGGCTTCACGAGGCCGACAGTACAAGTGTACAAGCTGGATTTTCTTATGCCGAGGTTGCTGTAACTACTCTGGATAATTTACTTCCCGTAGAAACATTCCAAGTGGAGGAGACTACAGAAGATTTTAACGACACTTCGACACCCGCCCAAACTATGTATTTGGGGGTACACATAACACCGCAAGAAGGTTGGATATACGAACTGAGCATCCCTAAGCCGGGCATAGCCGGGCCTTCGAGTACGCTTTATTCATCCGACTTTGGAAGCGATACTGCAAATCCCGACTCGGAGGGAGAACTGCTACTAAACGAAGTTCAGGTATTTTCGCTAACTCCTAACAAGGCGTACGACTATGGGTGGGATACTAACAGCTCAGGGAAATTTACTTTTAAACTTACTAAAAGACCTGCGCCTGTTCCCATGTACAATTTCCTGGGCTGCGAAAGCGGGTTTGAAAATGCCTGCTTCCGGGACGATGAGCACGGCACACTGACCGAAGAACAATGCTATGATCAGTATACAGCATGTATGACCTCAAACTGCGACTCGACCCTGCAGATCTACGAGGTCTCTGGATCAGATTGTGTATGCGCTACCGACCCAAATAGCACTTTTAACTTAACCGAGTGCGAGTGCCAAGACGGTGGGTTTTCAATAGATAACGGTATAAACTGTAACCCCGATGTAAGCTACGACCTAGACTGTACTTTCGGGTGTACTGAAAGACAGGATAGCCTAGGTGAATTTCCTGACATGACTTCCTGCGACGATGAATACATGCTTCGCTGCCTTTAACTTTAGCCCCAACTTAATATTATTATCATGGAATTAGAAGAAGTACAAAAAACGATAAATGAAAAAGTGAAGGCTCTTAATGGACAGCAGCCTACTGATGAGCAGCGCAAGGAATTGCAAGGATTGTTTCAGTTAAAGAACAGACTGCAAATCGAAAAAGCTAAAAAGTCGAGAGGGTTAGGAGACACGATTAAAAAAGTAACCAATGTGCTAGGTATAAAGCAGTGCGGGGCGTGCAAAAAACGACAGGCTGCGCTTAATAAAATGTTTCCGTATAAATGAGAAGAGTAACTCTAGATTGGGCGGCAAGCCCGTGCGGTGAAACCGCTACGCACTTTGTTATTTACCGGGGAGAAGAAAAAATAGCTGAGCTTAGTGGCGACACGACACAGTATGTCGATGAAGTCCAAGAAGACCGCGGTGTCTTAGAATACAAAGTATACGCAGGAAACAGTAGAGGCTTATCAGAACCAACTATTATAAATGTGGATGAATTTGTTGTTGGGTATTCTGGTAATAACTGGTCGTTCACCCATGAAGATGTTGAGTACTCAGGCATTTTTCTTTTTGGAGGGTACGGGTCGGGGGGTCCAATTGGACCGACTGGACTGCAAGCATCTTACACGCCCGAGTTTGACTACGACGGCTTAGACCCTGACGCAGTAGTATGAGCGAAGAAAAACCATTATCGGGGCTGGATATTAACGATGCTGTTTTAATGCGCCCAGATTCTGGCCCAACAGCAATGACGCGGACTATTACGATGACTGACTTTCCTACGCGTGGAAAAAAGTACAACTCGTATTTTTACAATAGTAGGTCAAGCTCGCTCGCCGGTCCATTCAGCTCAGAAATCACAACCGTATGTTCGCGGCCAAACTCAGCAGAGATGTACGCAGTAAACCAGAAGCGCGAAGTACTAACAACTGATCTACTAGACTTAAACTCCAACGAATTTAACAAGATAGAAAACCCCCCGGTAGATATTACCGAGTCCTTCTCTAGTGTGAAAACTGGAGGTATCGTAGCAAACAAAAAGGGGGCTTTTTTATACCGTGGAAAATATATAGACGCCCCGTTTTCCGAACCCAAGAACGGGGGAGGGGAGGTGCACAGCCCACTGTACTTCAAAGACTGCGCTCTTTCGATTGCGGAAACTCACTGGATGCACTTCGGGTCGGAAGCAGCTGAGAAAGAAGTTTACAGGGTAGACTTAAACTTTCACAAAAACTCCTACGGCTTTCTGTGGCTATTTGTTCAAAATGATGAGGGCCGAGTATCTGGTCAGTATAAAGGAGAGATTAAAGAAACCATTAAAGTGTTTACCAACCTGCGAGGCCGTAGATTTCGTACAAAGATGTTCATCGCTACCCATGAAAACTATCCGTGGGCATTGCGTGAAATAGCTGTCGGATATAACTTAGGAAAATCCTTCTAAGCAGCCCACAGCTTCTTAATCTTATCGTTTGCCATAATATCGGCGTAGCTATCGTTCGTCGTGCTCGCATCGGCGTGCCGCAAGAATTTTTGGGACATGTAAATGCCTTCGGTTGTCGCGATATAGGATCCGAATAATTTGCGTAGCTCGTGCAATGGATTTTTTCTATCCCATCCGATCGAGCGGAGCTGCTTAATCAAATCATCAAACAATACCCGCCCATGATCCGCTCGCGTCTCAATTAATAAATCGTCGCCCGACGCTTTATTGAGAATAGATTTTGCGATGACCTTGCTCCCTAGAGTGAACCCTTCATGCCCGCCCTTCGGCCTGAAACCTCCGTCCGCAGCAATGTTAATTCTGGCCCGCTCCTCGCAAAGATCGAACCAACTCCTTCGGCAATGAAATGCTTCATTTCTACGCAGCCCAAAGTGCAGGCTGAGTCCGAGCATGGTATAAATATCTCCATCTGACTCTGCGAATAGATCAAATGTTTTCTTGATCAAATCTTCAGCTGGCAGCCTGTACTGTTTCTTTAGCTTTTTATAGAACTCTTCCGCTCGTATGATCTCGGCAAAGCCCATATCGTAATCCTTAAATAGTTTCGGTCTGGAGAATATCGCTTTCACCTGACGCATACGACTATTGATCGAACGCTTACGGCTCGCGATCTTCGCTTCGTCGCTTAAGCCTGTAAGCTCCTGGCTTTTGTACTTTCTCAAAAAATCCTCTGTTATCAAAGACAGATCAAAGCTGTCGTTCGGAGTCTCACCAATTACTTTCTTAATCAATCCGGTAATGGCTTGCTTATATCCGCGCAAAGTAGTGTCCGTAATCCCTGCAGATATTTGATTCATTTCCAAGGTCTCAAGACATTGGCCTAAGGTCGGAGGTTTAGGCTTGTCGAGAGCGAACGCTTTTTTATTAAACATCTCTTGAACCTCGTGGAACGGGTGGAGGACTAAATGAGCTCGTATCTGATCTGCCAGATCGAGAGCCTTTGCTTTGTCAAACCCGAGGGGAAAGTATCTAGATCTACCAGCTATCTGGGCCTTGTAATTCCAACCGCCGTTTTGGCTGCGTTTATATATTCGGGTCCCTGTTTTGGATTTGGACCTGAGTGATGTACCTGATTTGTACCTGCGTGGTGTGTGATTCATAGCACCACATTTTGTGTGTTTATGCATTTTGTCTAGGAGTTTCGCATAAACACCCTACAACTAGTGCTTTATATCACAATTTTGAATCCAGCGCGTCTACCAATTCCGCCATCCGGGCAAAGTGTTGATATTCAGTAAGTTGACAGGGGTGCTATGCAATGTTATACTGTTATAAATGAGCTAGTGTACCTGATTTGTACCTAGGGGCAATAAAATTAAAGACTGATGAAAGAGTGGTTGGACAAGCAGAAAAAGCTGGAAAATGATTTGTTAAACGCCGTCGCCCTGGAGGCGAAAGAGATTGCTGAGGATCTTATTCCACAGGTCAGATTATGCGCTCTCGAAAATGAAATGGCTGCGACCATCGTGTTTCGCGTGAATTTCGAATTCGATGGGTTCGGATCGACCGAAGTCTGGAGTGAGGGCATTGTAGAATTCCCCCCAAAGCAATCGGTTTCAAGATGCTATAAAGTTTCGGATGAAGCGGAAGAAACCGTTGCCTCCAAGCAAAGTTCTTGAAGATCTTGGGCTGACCAGAGAAGAAGTTCGAGCGGCGTTTAATGTTGAAACGCCAGAACATGAGAAGCCTTCTAAGAAAGGCTACTTATTCCTCAAGGATCAGCTTAAGATGCGAAAGCGTATGAAAAGATACGAGGGCTTAATCTTCGCAAAATTCGAGGCAGGACTGAATCCAACTATCATTGCTGGATGTTTGGGAGTTAGTGAAGAAACTGTTCGCGTCCGTCTCCGAAGAAAGGGTTGTTTTGCAACCGATCAGTCCGATGTCGTCGAATAAATCCCATCGGTCTCTGTAATTTTCGTACTGACCGGAGCTGGTTGGGTCATGTGGGTACAACCAAACTCGCACGGATTTAACATCCTTGCAGGGAATGATGTACCATATGTCAGGATCAACATGAGCGACCAAAATATCAATTCGCTCGCAATCGATTAACTTTTTGGTCTCTGACCCGGTGGCGGCGGTGATCTTAAATCGGTGGGATCGGCATTGCTTAACGGGAGTCTTCGTACCCTTAACCTGAACTCTGAACAGCTCGTTCGAGTGATTCATCACTACCAGGTCTTGCGGCAACCCCTCTTCGATCGGGCTGAATGGGTGGAGGCCGTGCTCCATGCATTTCAGGATGAACCGCTGCTCGAACAAAGTGCCGAGCGCTTTCATCGCACTCTTAGCCATTCCCGAAAATTTTCCAGCCGTATTGAACTTGCTCGCTCCGACCAATCCAATCAAACCCTTTAGATGACATGTGGCTCAAACCCCAACCTAGCTTCTTCGGGTTGAGCTCTTTCAAGAGAACACGGTTATTCTCATTAGCGGAAAGTATAACCATTAGTTCTGAACAAGTACCCTCCCACGCATCATCGCCGAGAGTATCCCGAAACATCGCCAAGATCTCGATGATGTGACTGTACCGACTATCCGCTTTGGCCAGAGATTCAAGATCAGGGTTAATATAAGCTTGGACACCAAACCGAAGGTCAAACCGCTCCTGTGGGATCTTGTAGTCCAAAAGCCAACGGGCAAAGGCCGGAAGCTCTTTAGCTATTACATCCTTGATTCCGGTATAGAAATTATACCCATCCTGGCATTTAAATACCATAAGCTTGTCCTTTATGCTCATGTCTAGATCAGGAAGTAGACGCATGGACACTGGGTCATCATTCAGCGTACAACTAATCCGCCCTCGCCAAAATACACGACCCGACTTCTTGAACTTACCATTAATCAAAAAGGTGTCGTTCGCGATGTGCTCCTTTAGTTTTGCGGTGAATGCGGTGTGCATGGCATTGCTCGCACTGGGAGCTTCATCGTCGACGAGCCAAGCGCCGTACTCAAACAAGTGATCTGTCCATTCCGATTTTCCAGTTAAATAATCCGATGCCTTTATCCCACCCCCAAAGAGCTTGCCTAGAACCTGCGTATTGAAAAATGTCTTTCCGCAATTAGGGGGGCCTACAAGAAAGTGTGCGTGCCCTCTCTTTGGTTTGCCCTCATAGGCGTTCGTAAAAGCGTACGCTAGCCAATCGAGCTCGTGCTTAATCTGCTCGTCTCCAAGCATGTGGTTCATCCATCTCCAGATTTCGGGAAAATCCTTTTCAGGTTCAGCCTTAAAATCTGACGGAGTAATCGGTTGTACCCTCGCGGTATTGAAATATTTACGATTTTCATGCGTAACTATGGGTGACTTTATGAAGCAAAAAGGAAGACCGGCTTCCACCCGTTTGCTTGTCATAATAGAGTGCAGTGCTCGCTTGCTTTCGGACACATTCTCATTTCTTCCGGGACGCGAGCTAAGATCGTTTCGGCATTGCAGATCGAGTAAGCACTCGTCCTTAGTATTAACCAAGAACCCGCCAGACCCGTCCTGAACATAAAAATTCTTACCATCGAACCAATAACCCTCAATCGCTTTACCAATACGGCCGACTTCGAATTGTCTGACAAAACCAGGGCTCAGAACTTCGGCCCAGGTGTAAAACCCTTTGGGCATGTTGAATACCTGCATGCCTGTGTCTCGCACAATCGCAGAGTTTGTCGTCTTGTGTTGCCCGCCCGGATCCCAAAATGTCGGTCCCCGCGAGCCTTCGACAAAGTCGCCGGGCCATTGGTGCTCAGGCCAAACGCGCTGAACCTCTTCGAACACGGTGGTCAGTGGAATCTCCGGCCCTTGTCCGCGAAAGTCAGCTGATTTCGATGTTTCATACTGCCAAAAATGAAGCATGTCTACGCTGATCCGAGCTTTCGGGCTGACCGGTCTCCAGTCGCCGCCGTGCAGAAGATAATGCTGCTTTTCAAAGTTCCCTAGATCAAAGCCGCGAGCAATCGCATCGCGCCCCTCAAGTTTCATCTCTTTGGCTAAGCGCTTAAGAAATCGGCTGTTGCTCTGCGCCCCATGCATGAACAGCGGTTCCTCGAAAAACCACACCGCATGGATACCGCCCGAATAACTTCGGCTGATATAATTTACAGGATATTCATGATCAATCAATCGGCGGACAATCTCTTCAAACTGTTCATCCGTGAACCTAGCATCCCAATCAGCAGAAACGCCGTGTAAATAGCGAACCGGGTTATTGCTCGAAACCCGCTGATTGGGGTCTACGCCTTCGCATGTACTATAAGCTAGATACCTTGTGCTCGGCCTAGCGGCCCACTGTTTGTACTCGTTGCTGTCCCGGAATTCGGGTAGCTCAAAATCAAGCTCCCAAGGTTTGCTTTTGCTAACCTGGCTAGCGCTTAAATTAGGTATGGTGAACAATTCCATAAATCAATATCTCCTCCATTATGCGGCTCGTCTGCTCTTCCAGCTCCTTAAAACCGCGGGTGTTTTCTATAATTCCATCTATTAAATAATCAGTAACTCCGGCCTCACTAATGTGATCATCATCGGATGATTCTCCCTGACGCTGTACCAGCAAAACTGATCCGCCCATCTCCTGGATGAATCGGGCTTCGTTATCGAAGCGCACGTCGTCGATGACATAATTGATCCCGGGATCTAATCGCTTTCTTAGTGCCTCAATCCAGATTGTTTGCGAAACGCTCTCACGGCCCCATGCAGTCCCCAAAGATTGCATGAGCTGTCTTGGGCTCTGACCGAATTCGTCCAATACGATCTCTTTAAACACGGGGTCGTTGATTTCAGTATCTCGAAGCCCCATGGCTTTCAGCATGTCCTTAATCGGAGTCGCGAAACTAATTCTTTCGTATCCGTAATTCTCGCTCAGGATGGCGCCAACTGTTGACTTGCCCGATCCCTTTTTTCCACAAAGCCCGATAATCATTTCGTGTACTCCTTGGCTATGATCGCCTCGCTCGCGAGTGGGACATCTTTCATCCACTCCGGCGCGGTCATCATGATCTGTTGAATCTCGTTTTTTATCTCGTCCGCTTTCTCCTCTTCTACCTCCACGACGACTTCGTCGTGCACATGAAGTACAACATCGAAAGCTGCATCGTATAGGTTTTTTAGAATGAAGCCGAAGCAGTCCCTCGCAAGCGCTTGGACTGAGTTTTGAAACAAATTCGCGCCGTACATTTTGGTTCGCCTGATGCTCCCAAGCTGCGTGGCGCAGGTAACACCATCGGGCTCATGGCGACACCTGAAATATTTTAAAGTCCGTCCGCTCGGTATATCGATCTCGAATGTGCCACCCTCATTAGCGACAGCTTTTAGATCGCGATCGAGAGCTTTCCAAGAAGATGTAATCTTTGGATTCTTGTCCCGAAAATCCTGAACCTGGATGAACGCGTTAACCCATTGGCGACGCTCATCTGCGCTCAGATTAGAATAGGCCGAGAACTTGCCGGGCTGATACTTTTTAGCGAACTCCTGAAATCTTAATTCGTCCTGACGGCTGAAACTGGAATCAAGAATCTGTGTCTGCCCATATGCCTTAACTGTCTCTGCAAACTTAAACCACCCGGAACCGTAACCAAGCTGAAGAACACGAACCTTCGCCAATAGATATAGCTCAGGATCTTCGTCCTTCAATTTCCCACCTGTCCATCCCATTGTCTGCCTAGCGTGCGCTTCGTACGGACTCATCCCTTCGGCCACGAGCTTTAGGAAATCAGTATCGCCAGCAAGGAATGCAGTTAATCTTGGCTCGATCTGGGAAAGGTCAGCGATGACCAATGTCTTGCCGTCCCCGGGGGACACGACATTACGAATATTCACGCCGTACTTAGTATCCCGCGGCATGTTCTGTACATTGAACCCAGCATCTCCACTCCACCGGCCCGTAGCATCAGCGCCAAAGTATTTGAGATTGTAGCTCATAAGG